GAAGGCGTCACCACCTGCCACCGCGTCCGATTCGACGACCAGACACTGCCGCCACCAGCGGCGTTCTTGGAGCAACCGCACATCGATCTGTCCTTCCTGCCTGCCGCTACCGCGCGGCCGAACGTGCCTTCGCCAACGCCCGTTTCGCGTTGTATTCCAGAACCGCTTTGCAGCCTTTGATCCGCGTTTTCAACGTGGCCTGCTGCCTGCCAGGCCAGTTGAGGTTGTCGCCGGGATTGCCGGAAGCGCCGCCCCGGCACCAGCGCCGGATGACGTTCGTGGCCACCGCGATCGCATGCGACTGCGTCATGCCCTTCGCCATGAGGTGCAAGGCGACGTCTTTGAGATCCGATTGGGTACCGCCCGACCGATCTACCCAGTTCCGTTCACCGGGAAGGTCGACCCACCCCACCGCGCTGGGCGGCGGGGCGGCGGTCAGGCTTTTTTTCCTCGCCCTGCAGCAGCGAGCAGCTTCTGCCGGGCCGTGATGGACCGATGCTTGAGCAGGTGCTTCGCCAGGGCGCTGGCGGCGACCTGCGCGGCTTCAGCGGGAACGGGCGGTGCCGGTGCGGCGGCAGAGTCCACGGCAGGAAGCACACCGGCACCCCCCGCGTCGGTGGCCGCTGCGGCGGCGTCAGCGGGAGCTGGTTCGGGCATCGGCAGCGGGTCCTGTCCTGGCAGCTCCTCCTCGGCCGGGGCCTCGGTGGCCGTTTCGGCCGCAGGCTCGACCGGGGCGTCCGTCGCTGGCGCTTCTGGAGCGGCCGGAGCAGCAGGAGCCACGGGAGGAACCGGTTCGGCTTCCTTCGGAGCGAGGTCAGCCTGCGACTTGATCGCTTCGATGACGGCGTCTTTTACCTGGTTGATGAAGTCGGGGCCGATCGCGGTGCGGACGGCGTCAGTGAGCGCGGCCTGCTGGGCTTCATCGACGACGGTCGCACCGGCGCAGATGAAGGTGCGGATCTCCCCAGCCTCGGCCTTGACCAGTCCGGAAGCAGCGAGCGTCAGGCGGTCGGACGCCAGCAACTCAGCGCTTTGCCGGACGGGGAAACCCGGGTTGGGCACGCTGAGCGCGGCGATGAGTTCGAGCGGCGCGCCGGGCTTGGGCTGGCGCCAGTCGCCGGAGACGCGCGCCAGCGAGAAGCGGTTGCGCAGTTCTGGAGACACATCGGGCAGCATCGAACCGGCCAGCCAGATGCCGATCGAGTCTTCGCCGACGTTGACGGCGGCCATCATCGTGCCGGTGTTGTCGTAGTGCGCGGCGGCGGCGTCGGCCGAGAGCGACTCGTCGGCGTGACCGGTGTTCATGGTGAGAATCCCGACCGGGACGACCGAGCCGTCGGCGGTGACGACCTGCGACTGCCGGAAGTAGCCGTAGGCACCATCGCGGTTGCGCGGCGGGTAGACGAGCTTGCCGTCATAGCCGATATGCGGCTGGTCCCAGGTCGCGAGGTGGCCGTAGACCCTGCCGTCAGCGGTGACGGTCAGCTTGGTCGGCTCATTCAGGTGCGGGTTGGCGAAGTGGTCGACCGGCGGGCGCCATTCCCCGCCGGTGGCCGAGGCGCGGATGACGCGGCTTCGGGGACGGCCCAGTTCGATGTTCTGGGCGCTGGCGATGTCGGGCATAGCAGCCTCCCCCTCCTGCTTCGGTTCGGGCCGCTGGGCCTCGGTGTTGTCAGTGGTCTTGGTGCCTGCGCACCCGCAGCCGCCGCAGCATCCGGCAACGGCTACCGGTGCGGCGCCCGAGGCGCGTTCGGATTCGGGCTCTGCTTCCCAGGGGGCGCGGATGGTGTCGTCGTCGAATTCGCGGGCGAAGCGAGCGAGGATGCGCTCGATCGCCGAGCGCATCTGGTTCAGCTCGTCCTCAGTGCCGCCCATGGCGCGGGGGCCACCGGGCTCACGAGCCGGGGAGACGGCGTTGGCCGCCGCCTGCACGCCCGACAGGACCAGATGGAGATCGCCGGAGAAGACGTCGGCGACTGGAAGCGAATAGGCGCCGATGGTGGAGGCGTTGGCGTCGCCGTCACGCCACACGAACCCGGCTCCCATGCAGTCGGCCATGACGCCGTCTTCGGAGGAGCAGCGGCGGGCCATCGCGGCACGGGCGGCGTCGCCGTCCCAGGCGGTGTCGCGCTCCGGGTGCAGCGGCAGGTCAGTGTTCACGGTTACCGGCATCGCGCCCTACCCCCTCGTGTTCGCCTCTTCTAGAAGATACCTGCACATTTCTGACTTATCGTGCTTAGTACCTGTTTCTATCCTAAAGCGGACATATCGGGCTACGGGGTCGACCAACTGCGGCGCGGCCTCAGCCAATTCGGCAAACCCATCCCGCAACGCGGAGGCAACCGTGTCGGGCTCCGCACGGATCTGGGTATGCATCGCCTCAAGAGGCGTATCGCGATACCGGCCGCGCAGCGCCCGTGAAGAACCCAGGAGGTACTGCCCGCACCGGCGCAGCGCGCGGCGCGCCCCGATGTCGGCACAAGCCGCCCATCCGGCGTCGGCCGCGAGCGATTCGAGCCCGACCTGCGACTGCGTCCCCGACGCGGGACCGGCGCGGTTGGTCTGGTCGCGCAGCCGGTCGGCAAGGCGGTCCATCGCACTGGGGACCAGGCCGCCCTCGCGCCCACCGGGCACCACTGCCTGGCCCGGCGGCACCGATCCCGGCTCCGGCGCATCCTCCGAGCCATAGCCCAAGGAGCTGCGAGCCGCGTCGGCCGAGATGATGCCCAACTCGTAGGCCGCCAGCGCGAGGTCGCCCTTGTTGGCCTCGGACTGCGCCCCGGCCGGGTCGAACGAGACCATGTACTGGTCGGCGTCGGGCAACCCCATAGCTTTCAGCGCGGGCTGCAGGAACTTCGTGGTCAACTCCCGGCACACGAAATTCAACGTGGGCTCGATGTTGACGCGCTGGCCGGAGGCCTCGACAGCCCATGCTGTCCAGTGGTTCAGGTCGCCCATGCCTGTGAGCACTTCGGGTGGAATGTCCAATCCGATGGCGATTCGCCGGACTGCTGATGTTCTGAGCGAGTCGACTCGTTCGTCGAACGGGGTTTGCAGGCTGAGGTGGCGGACGGCGTTGAGCGCTTCCTGCTGGCCTTTGAAGATGACCGGGAGGTGGCGGGAGACGTCGGTGGGGGAGCGCAGGCTGGCCTGAGCGGTGCGCATGAGTGCGGTCATCGCCGGGTCGCCGTCGGGTGGGTTGACGCCACTGGACTGGCCGGGGGCGACGGTGGAGACCTGGTTGGGAATCAGGAGCAGCCCTGCTCCGGCCAGGCGTGACTTGGCGGCGGTCTGGACGTGTCCGGAGAGGTCGATGAGTTCGTGGAGGGTGGGAATGAGCGCTCTGGTGGGGGCGTCGGGTTCGGAGGAGCGGATGGGGTGGGGCATGAGCATGGGAATGGACCACACCTGGTCGCGGCCGAGGGTGTAGTTGACGCCGGTGGTGGCGTCGTGGACGCTGACGCCGTTGCCCGATTCGTTGTAGTCGTATTCGGAGGTGACGACCCACTGGCGCTTGCCGTCGTCGGTGTCGAAGCCGACGAGGCGCCATCGCCCGAGCAGCTTCATGAGCGTGACGATGCGGTAGATGAGCATCGCCTGCTCGGGGGCGGTGGGCGCGAGTTCGTTGAGTGGCTCCCACGCGGGGTTGTCGCGGGAGACGGTCTCGGGCGTCGCCTGTTCGCCGGTGGGCTTCTTGGCGACGGTGAGCGTGGCGCGGGAGGATGAGGAGGCGATCCAGTAGATGCCGTAGCGCAGCTCGGGGACGACGTTGTACAGCTCAGCGGCTTCAGCCTGCCATTCGGCGGTGGCGCCCTGCAGCGCATAGGAGCCCATCCCGATGCGGCCGGTGGGTACGCCGACCGGCCGACCGCGAAACATGGCGGCCGTCAGGCTTTTGAGCTGCGAGCCGAATCCCATCAGTCAGACCCGCCCGCCTTGTTCGCCGGACCCCACTTGGCGCGCTGGAGTGCTTCGACGACGATCCGGGCGATTTCCTCGGGGTCGGCTTCCTCGCGCGTGTCGATGTGGATCTCGTTGGTGGTCTCGACCCGTTCGACGGTTTCGCGGACCGGTTCGTCGGCGTTGAGCAGTGCGACGGGTCCGACCATGGCGACCTCATGCTGACCGGGCATCGCAGCGTTGGAAACGGCTCCAGCGAACCAGGAGAGCGCCCAGATCAGTGCGTTGATCTGCCACCAGGTCTGGTCGGCCCACCAGTGCCAGGAGAAGCCGACTGCGACGGCGACCCAGAACCCGGAGCACCAAGGGCACTGGACCAGCGCCCCGAGCAGTCCGGGCAGCCGATCGCGGATCGGCTGGGTGATCGTGTCGAACGTGATCAGCCTCGTGATCCTGGCCGTCATGGCCAGGGCAAGCGCGATCGTCAGCCAGTCATCCACCACAACAGCATAAACCGGACAAAAGTGTAAATGCACGACGAACTAGTTCAAAAACGTACTTGTCTCTGGTATCGGGCGAAAACCGGTCCCATGAGGACGTGGGATATCCTCACGAATCACCCAGCACCGAAAGGATGTTCATGAGCGCCTCCGAAGACCACGCCGCCGCCGTGACAGCCGCTACCGCAGAAGCGCAGGCCCTCGCCACGCAGAGCGAACAGCACCTCAAAACCACCGCCGAGGCCACCGCCGGAGCCGTCATCGCCGCCTTCAGCGAACTCCAGGGCTTGGTCACCTCGCTTGCAGCGCAGGCCGACGCGACCAAGGGTTCAGTCGATGCCACCATCGGCCCCGCCGAAGAGCACGTCTCGGCCACGACCAGCGCCGGACAGGGCACACTGCCATTCGTGCTGGCCGCACAGGAGGCCTGCCAGAACGCGGTCAGCAATGCCGGTGCCGCGAACGACTTCTTCGCCACCCTCACCGGAGCCGTCGAAGAGGCCAAGAACACCGCCGTCGCCTCGATCATGGCCATGCTGCCGCAGCTCGACGACGGCGTCGAAGGCACGAAAGCGGTGATCGCCCAGCTCGAACAAGCAGCTGAGCAGATCACCAACGCCCAGACCACACGGTGACATGAGCGACCTCTGGCCAGCGCTGGGCACCTTCGCCCTCGCCATCGGGAGCATCCTGCGCGACATCGGACTCATCATCTGGGAACTCCTGGTCGACTATCCGCAGCTGCGCACCGCCGTCATCATTGCCGCCATTGCCTTTGTTATCGTCTGGTTCGTCCACGGCGCCTTCATCCGCGACCAAAAACCGTGCCGAGTCTGCAAAGGCCGAGGCAAGCACTTCGCCAAGTACATCTGGAAGAAAACGTTCACCATGTGCGATGCATGCGGCGGATCAGGCAGGCGAATGCGCATGGCCGCCCGCATCCGGGAGCGCTGGCGCAGGCCCTAACCAGAAAGCACCACGATGCCGACAACGATCACGAGCCTCGATGACCCGGAATTCGAGGCGTACTTCACCGGCTTTACCGACTCGGCGTGGCGCCTGGAGACCCTCCAGGCTTACGACGTCGGCTACGAACAGGACGCCTTCGAACGATTCCTCGCAGGCGATAGGGACATGAGCCACGTCAAGCCGTGGATCGAGAACGTCATCGCGCCTGCCGTGGAGCACGGCCGCGACATCGGACGCGTGCACGTCATCGAGCGCACCACCGACGAGACCGGGAGACTGGCGCTCAACGACTACCTCCGGTTCGAGCTGGCCGTCTACGCCGAAACCAAGGCGGCCGGGGAGAACATCCGCATCGCGTGGGTCGAACCGGGGCAGTGGATCAAGCACGTCCGCAAGATGGGCCATGACTTCTGGCTGTTCGACGAGGACACCGACCACGCCAAGCTCATGGAGATGCACTACGACCCCGACGGCGCGTTCATAAAAGCGGTCGTCACCAGTAACAGCGGCCAGATACGAGCGGCCCGCAAGTGCAAGCGGGCAGCGCTGCGCGTTGCGAAGCTGTTCTATCCCTGATTTCGGTGCCGCTGTGCGCGAATATAGGTCGGTGACCGATACCGATCTTCCGTTCACGTCCTTGCAGGCGTACATGCACACCGTGGGGCAGTCCCTCGCTGACGCCGTCGAGGGCCTGCAGGCCTCCTTCAGCGAGTTGTCCGCCTGCCTGTCCGATGTTCTCGAACCACAGCTGCGTGCTGCCGGGCTCATGCCCCAGGCGCGCACGACCAAAGCTGAGCGTCGCCGCGCGAAGCAGTACCTCGCCCGCCAGCGTCGCACCGGTGAGCGCCCCGAGGTCGGCATCGCCGCCTGCGCGCGGCGCCAGCGCCATCAGCTGGCCACCGGCGGCATCGTCCCGCCGGGCGAACAGCACCTCATCGACACCACCGGCCCGTGTTCGATGTGGACACGAGAATCCATCGGATACACTGTGGAAGCAGGAGCATGACGCGGGCGTCCAGTCAAGCAGCGAGCAAGAACGAGGTGGACGCCCGCGTCGACGGCCCGTGCCCGTTCTGCCGCATCATCACCGGTCAAGCACCGGCCCAGGTCGTCGCGAAGTTCACCAACGCCATCGCGATCGTCCCCCTCAACCCCCGGGTTGAGGGTCACGTGCTGTTCATCCCGCGCCTACACGTCACCAGAGACCACGGGGTCGCTGTCAGCCACTCGCCGACCGCGTACATGTGGATGGCCGCATGGCAGTACGCCCTGGCCCAGCGCAAGCCGTTCAACCTCATCATCAACATCGGCGCCGAAGCGACCCAGACCGTCGACCACCTGCATCTGCATTACCTTCCCAGAAGCGACGGCGACGATATCGCGCTGCCATGGACACCCGTCCCTGCCGACACGGAGCAGCGATGAGAGACCCGGCGCTCCCCGCACCGGTGCGCCGCGATCCGCGCCTGATCGAACTGCTGCCGCAGGACGACGCAGTGAAGCAGCGCCTCGCGCAGGCGCTGGTCTCGTGGTGCGCTACGCCCGAGGGCCGCACCGATGCGCGCCTGCACCTGCGCACCGCCTCCTCCTGCGGCTGCCGCAGCATGGCCTACTGGACCCTGGAGGCACCGATGCTCGACCAGTACGGGCCGCTGCCGTTCACCTCCCGGGGCAGAACAATCCGGTGGCGCTGGTGGCACAAGCTGCTGCGCGGTCCCTCGTTCACGATCACCGCCGCCGACTTCCCCGACGACCTGGAGACCGTGTGAGCGAGCAGATCGACGACTCCTATCTGTCCCAGCCACCGATCACGCTGGTGTGCCCTCCCGATCTGAAGTCGCGGCTGATGCTGCGCCTGGCCGACTGGGCCACCGATGTCGAAGGCAAGCTCGATGCAGGCATCCAGATCCACGTCGGACGCCGCGACAGGGACGACTACGGCTCCGACGCACCGCAGGGGTACATCACGGTGGTGCCTGGCGTGTTCGTGCTCTACGGCGATCCGCCGTTCACCGGTGACAGCGGCCAACCGATCGCATGGTGGACCGCGCCGCGCGCGTACTTCATCGGCGAAGACGACCTCGCGGCCCCGCCGCCCCCACTACCATCAGGCCATGAACCCTGATGCGCTGATCGCGGGCACGCCGCTGTGGTCGTTCAACCGGCTGCTGGACGACATCGGCTACTGCTACCCGGTGGTCATCTGCTGCCAGGGACGCGCATCGTGCAGCGCCTGCGCCACCGCCCCCACGCGCGAAGCCGCACTGGCGTGGATGGTCAGGCACTCCAGTGGCCACGCTGAGGGCACCATCGGGTTCGGGCTGTGGTTGAGCGACGGCGCCGACGGGATGCTATAAAACAGGCAGCTGGCACACGTGGCTTCACCGCCAGTCGCCTCCCCCTGGGCCACAGGAGAGGCGGACGTTAGCGGAGACGCTCCGTACGGTACGAAGTGACGCGCGTACCAGTGAGGCCACACCTCCAGGTAGCATCGGAGGTTCCGAAGGCCCCGTTGGACAGACGGGGTGACCCGGCGCAATCGCAGACTGCAAGGTGGGTACTTGCCGCGTGCGGCGTGCATCGGACACGGCCGCACTACAGCGCACAGGAGGGGTCTGTCGTCCCGGGGGGCCTGTGTGGTTCTGCGCCGCGCTGCTTCATGGCTCGAAGCGCAATAGCAGCGCGGCGCAGAACTCTCATAGCTGAATGAAACGGACATTCAGGTAGATTCGGGCTATGCCGGATCTTTCGAAGCTGTCTGACGCGGAGCTGTACGCCTACGCCGCGCGCGTCCAGGCGCTCCACGATCCCGCCAGCCTCGGCGCGTGGCTCGAACCGCGCTACCAGATCTGCCCCCACCACCGACTCATCGGCGAGCGTCTCGCACGGCTGCGCCAACCCGGCGGCAAACGCAAGATCATGATCTTCGCGCCGCCACGTACCGGCAAAAGCGAGCTGGTCACCAAGAAGTTTCCGCTGTGGTGGCTCGCCCACCACCCCCATCACCAGGTCGTCGCCGCCGCCTACGGTTCCGACCTCGCCAAAAACTGGGGCCGCGACGTCCGCAAGGCCGTCCGCGAACACGGCCACAAGTTCGGCCTCACCATCTCTCCCGAAGCACGCACCGCCCAAGCCTGGAAGCTCACCACCGGCGGCGGCATGAAAACCGTCGGTGTGGGTTCGGGTCTGACCGGCCATGACGGCGATCTGCTCATCTGCGACGACCCCCACAAAGACCGTGAAGAAGCGGAATCGAAGCTGTTCCGCGACGCCGTCGACCACTGGTGGACCTCCACCTTCCTCACCCGAGGCTCACCCGGCGCCCCCATCGTCCTCGTACTCACCCGCTGGCATGAAGACGACATCGCCGGTCGCCTCCTCAAACGCGAAGGCGACGAATGGGACGTCATCCGCCTCCCCGCGATCGCCGTCGAATCGAACGACCCGCTCGGCCGCGCCCTCGGCGAACCCCTCGGCCACCCCAAAATCCCCCACAACGACACGAACGCGCTCCTCGCCCACTGGGGCGGCCTCCAATCCTCGCTGTCCAAACGCGACTGGTTCGCACTCTTCCAATGCGACCCCCAGCCAGCCGAAGGCGCCCTCCTCAACCTCGAACAGATCGAAGCCTCCCGGCACCGCCCCGGGGAACCACTTCCCGACAAACTGCGTGTCGCCGTCGCCGTCGACCCCTCCGGCACCGCAGGCGGCGACGAAGCCGGAATCGTCGCCGGATTCCTCGGCGACGACCACCGCTGCTACATCACCCACGACTCCTCCCGCCAGGCGTCCCCCACCGAGTGGGCCCGCGAGGTCGCTCTCATGTCCTACGAACTGACTGCCGACGTCATCTTCGTGGAGACGAACTTCGGCGGCGAGATGTGCAAACTCCAGATCCAGTCGGCATGGTCCGATCTGGAAGAGGACGGCACCATCCCGCCCGATGTCCCCATCCCCCGAATAGATGAAGTTCGCGCCCGATACGGAAAACGCATTCGCGCGGACCCCGTTGCCCAATACTGGGTACAAGGCGACATCCGCCTCGTAGGCGAACACGACAGACTCATCCAGCAGTGGACCACCTGGCAGCCCGGCTCGCGAGAGTCACCCGGACGCATCGACGCCACCGTCTACCTCGCCCAGGGCCTCCTCAAAGGATCGGGCTACGGGCGAGGCGAGATCATCGAGCCCCCCATCGGCGTCAGCATCCACGCCGACCCCGTCGACTGGTCGACTACCGACTTGTTCTAGGAGCAGCAATGGCGAGCACAATGAACCTCGGCGAATGGACGATGATCATGCGCGGCCCCGAGGGCGATGAATACCCCATCGCCGCCGGGCAACTGCCCGCATCCATCCTCCCGCACTACGGCGACGACCACCAGGTCATCGTCACGGTCGAACTCGCCCAGTTCATTCGCGGCATCGCCGACCAGGTCGAGACCTTCGCCATCAACGGCGACGTCCCAGACATGTCGTGCGCTCACGACGCAGCCGACGTATACTCACCTCCGGGTGAATAACCGCCATGTCGGCAACCCGCACTGCGGGCACGTTACGAGCAATGCTGCTGACACGGTTTCGGCGGCGCCGCAGTCTGCTTCACACACTGTGCGCGGCGCCGCCGACCACCGAGAACACCCGACTGCGTGCTAGACTCACGTCGCTTCTTGTCGGGGAAGGCCGGTGGGGACCCGCCGCAAGGCGACGACCCCTGTAGGACTCCCCGCAAAGCGGGCGCGCCCGGTCATCCGTGGGGGAAGGCCGGGCGACAAGGATCGGTGCCCGAGCGGCCAAAAGGGGCTGGCTGTAAACCAGCTGCGTCATGCATCGCAGGTTCAAATCCTGCCCGGTCCACATGACCAACCCACCCGACCCGAACACGGTCCGCTTCTTCCGCCTCATCCTCACCGACCCCGCCGCCGCCGAGACCGAACTCGACCAGTGGCCCCAGCCAGAGCAAGTGATGCTCCGCTCCTGCGCTGCCCAGCAGGCCATCATGACCGGCTTCCCGAACATGCCGAAACCTGCACAGATCCGGACCCTCGCCTCCCGCATGCGCCGCATCTTCAACGAACCGGTCGACACCTTCGCGCTGGCCACGATCATCGAGAGCTGCTTCACGCCTGATTCGGTGGCGGCGCAGCGGCGACTGGACTCGATCCACCCGAACGTCATGCGCCGCACGGCGTTCCTCCTACCGCACGGCATCTACGCTGTCGCCGCCTTCACCGACGCCGACGTCGACCGTTGGGTGGTCAACGCCGTGGACCATTTCATGAGGGGACGACAATCGATGATCGAGGCGTTCGGTGAGGACTACGCCGAGTTCTACAAGACGGTCTGCGTCGACCCCGATGGCGCCGCGAAGCTGCTCTTCAAAGATGACACGAAAACGCCTCACCAGCGGTCGATCATGGTCTACAACGCCGCCAGCGGCGCCCTCCACATGCTCTTCGAAGGCCGTAATCCTGACCGTGGGGAACGCGACCGGCTCGCGGAGGACATGGAGCTGCTCCACGGCGAGTTCCCGGTGGAAGCGCTAGAGGACATTATCGACGCGTTCGCCGATCCCACGGTGGAAGACCACTGGAAGGATGAGACCGTCCACTTGTCGGTGGCGACACTGCTGCCCTCGGTGATGGTGCACAGGCTGAGGATGACGACGATGGGCATCAACGAGTTCATGCGGTCCTGCCGCAAGGCCGAGAAAGTCTTCCACACCCTCAGCTAGCGGCGAATCTGCTACTGGGCCTGCGACGAATCTATGAACAGCAAGGATGATCCCTCATGAAATCAGTGCGTTTCCTCGCCGCCGTTGCGGCGCTCTCAGGCCTGGCGACGGCTGTCGGTTTCGCTTCCGGGACTCCGAAGGTGTTCGGGTCAATGCTCATGGCCACGGCGATCATCGTCCTGGTCGCTTCAGTCGTCGTCATGGCGCAGACCGGCATGCTCGTGCTGATCTTCCGCCAGGCGCATGCGATGCAGCGAGCCGTTGCTGAACGCCTCGGGAGCGCTCGTGTCGACGACGCCTCCGGTGAGCTACCGCCGCGCTGCAAGTCCTGCGACGAGGCCATCATCGGCTATACCGGCGCGTACCACATTAACGACCACGGCCAGGTCTCTTTGGAGGAGGTCAACCAGCCGTGCGGGTGCCGGATCTACCAGATCAGGTTCCTCGGTTCGCTGACGCCGCCACGGCCTTAGCCGTCCTGGCGTCGTTCGCCTTTCGTGCGCACTCGCCGGTTCGGGTGGCGCACGACTTTCCGCTTCTTCGTTTTCGCGCCGCCTCCGCTGCGCCCGTGGTGGGGGTGTGCTTCGTGTCCGTGGTGGGCGGCGAGCATGTTCATGGCGCAGAACTGCAGCAGCTCGGCCGCGAGGCCACGTGACTGCGCGAGGTGCGTCACGATCATCTGCAGCTCCTGCGCTTCTTCGTCTGACCCGATGGGCGTGATGCCTTCGGCGAATCCGAGGATGAGCGAGCCGAACCGGCGCGCGGTGAGCAGCGCGGTCGGCTCGGCCGCGATGTCGTCGATGACCGCTTCGAAGCAGGGCACGCACCCGTCCAGCTCAGCGCAGACCGCGTTCTCGGCGAGCGCGACGTGCCGGTCTTCGCCGAGGGCTTCGCGGACGCCGTCCCCGTCGACGATCAACCGGTAGTGGGATCGGTAGCCGTGTCCAGTTCCGTTTTCCATTGCGTTGCCTTTCGTCGGGCGGCGGGGAGGTCGTGGGCGAGCATGTGGAGGGCCTGCACGGCCATGTCGCGTCGCTGCATTGCGGACGCCTGGTAGAGGTCGTCGCGGAGCGCGGCTTCGTCGAGCCGGTGCGGCAGCCCGTCATGGTAGGCGCTGGGTTTCTCCAGGGCGAGATCAGTCGCGTGCGCGAGGCGCGCCAGTTCCATCATCGCCTCGGTTGAGGCGGCTACCCGGTTCGCCATGTTCCTCGAACACGCCAGGCACTGGCTGAGACCGATCTCGTGCGCGGTCCACACCAGCCGCCGCGCTTCCGGCATCCGCCGCAGTACCTGCCGCTGCTCGTGAGACAACCGCTCGTCCAGGTGGAGGTCGACGTCATGTCGTGAAGGGTTCACAGGCGCTCCTGTTCCATGGTGAGGGTGACAGACCGAACATGAAGTACCCGCTGATGGTAGCGGGGCGTCGTCGGCGATGATCAATACGCCACGCCGCCATCATGAAGGAGATACGGATGTCCTCGCGCAAGTTCAAGCGTCCCGGGTATGCCACGCAGATCGTGCCGCTGGTCGGGCGCCGGATCGCGCAGGTCCGTAAAGAGCGCGAGTGGACGCAGGAGCGGCTCGGCGAGGAAGTCGGCGTCCATCAGGTCAGCATCGCCCGCTGGGAAGTGGGCTCGCAGCCGATCAGCGTCACCGATCTCGTCCTCGTAGCCGAAGCGCTGGAGGTCGAACCCGGGGCGCTCCTTCCCGGCCCTGACATCAAACGGCCGAACGCGCTGCTGATCATGACGTTGACCGAGCGGGCCAGCGCGGTCGCTGATGATCTGCGCGCGCTGGTCGAACTCATCGAGCAGCAGCAGCGCGTCGTCGACTAGTCCTGTTCGATCGCCGGTGCCGGGGCAGCGGTGGCGAGTTCGGCCCTGCGCCGGAGTTCCTCGGCAAGTTCGATGGTGCGGGCGTCAAGCGAGTCACCGGCGCCGCCGACGGTGACTTCGGTGCGGGAGGTGGCCATGGCATGCGCGACGGCAGCCTGCTCGGGTCCGCCCAGTCGGGTCATACCGAGGATGCCGTTGCCGACCTTCACCGATGTCTCCCACAGCAAGACCAGGTCGCGAAGCTTCCATGTGTCGGCTTCCTGCAGCATCACTTCCATGGCTTTGAAGATCATCTCTTCGGCCTTCGACAGCTGCTTCAACCGGTTCTCGACCAGGACGAGCCAGTGGTGTTCGAGCTGGCCTTGCACGGACTGGACCTTCGCGAGGTCGTTCGCGCGAGCCCGCACCTCCCAGCAGTAGCGGCGTGCGAGGCGCTTGACGTGTCGGTCGGAGAAGTCGGTCTTGCCGAACAGTTCGGAGATCCGACGGGGCAGCACTTCACGGCTGTCCGTGTCGGCTTGCGGCGACAGCTTCATGTACATCTTGAACAAGGTGTACTGCTCGTCGGTCTCGCCCGGCTGCTGCTCCCACAACTCGATGTCTTCATCGAGTTCGATCGGTTCATCCCAATTCGACATACACAAATCGTACAGAACCGGACAATGTTCACGAAGTGTTGCGGTGAACCGGGCGAACGCGAGCCGGTCGCGGATGCTACGCTGGCGCACGCGAAGTATGACGACACATAGGGTTGGGCAGCCACCGTCTCGGCCACCCAACCCGAACAGCCCGGGGTGACCTCCGTCCCCCGGGCTGTCCCATACCCACCGGAAGGCACCCGCGATGACGACCGTCCCACCACCACTGGACCCCACCGACGGCGAGTACCTCCCCGACGAAACCTTCTTCGCCGACTTCAACACCCGCTTCTGGCAAGCCACCGAATTCTGGAAACTCGAACGCGCCACACACTTCGCTGAACCACACGACGCCTCATGGCAGGCATTCCAACGCGGGAACTGGAACCTCGCCCTCCAGCTCATCGAAGGACGCCGCGCCGACCTCAAAGCCCACTACGGCGAAACCACCGAACACGACATCACCGCACGCCGCATCCGCATCGTCGACGAACCCATCGGCCCCTACCTCCAATGGGAACTCCACCTGCTGCGCCTACGCGACGAGATCTTCGAAGGCACCATCCGCGTCCTCCCCACCACCGTCACCACCGGCGACGAACACACCTACGGCTCCGAACTCCCCGAGATCTGCACCATGGACGACACCGTCCTCTACCTCCACACCTACGACGAACACGGCGTCCAAGACCGCAACATCCGATTCACCGACCCCGACGTCGTCACCCCGTGGCGCAACTACACCCGCCACCTCTGGCAAGCCGGACAGCCACTCGCCCAGTACTTCGCCAGGCACGTGCAAGGCCTCCCCGCCCCAGGGCCCGTCGAACAGCTACCCGACGACTACCTCGAAACACGAGAGAAATACCAGCCCGGGAAACGCCTCTAAGCTAGCGTCACCCCATGCGCACCGACATCCCCGGACCCGTACACGCCCACATCAACATGACCATGCGACGCATCATCGAAGCAGCAGGAGACACCCCCTACTGGAAACTCTCCGACACCGAAGAACCCACCGACACCACCCGACTCCTCGGCGTCTTCATCGAATCAGTACAACTCGAACTCCGCTACCGATGGCGCGACAGCCCCTACTTCCTCGCCGTCCCCGAATGGACCCGCAACGCCCTCCTGCGCTACCCCCACCTCACCAACACCCTCACCGTCATCCCCGGCTGGGGAAACCCCCCACCCCACGACACCACCGGCCTATGGCACGTCATCGC